ATGCATGACAATATTTGGTTTACATATAAAGCCCGTATCCAAGCGCACCATCGACTAGAATGGCTTGAAAAGCACTCTCAATTTATCCTCGTTTGGTATGCTATATTGAGTGCGGTACTTTCAATTGTAACGTTGCGATTTCCAAAAGTTCTAGGAGATAACACAGATATCGTTGCGGCAATACTTTCGGTGGCCCTACTGGGTATTTCGCTGATCGTATCTAACCTAGATTTTCGTGGTCGAGCAATAGCCATGAGAAGGAATTATATTGCACTACAGCGACTCTATTTTGACATTACCACCAGTCAACAGTTAACTCTTGAACAGAAAGAAAAATATTTTAATTTGCTCAATGAGGTTGAGAATCACCGTGACATAGATGATAAAATTTCAAGGGTAACTCAAGTTGGACTTACGACGAGGATCCCCACACAAAAAGAAAAAATAATTGTTATTTTATGGATATTACTTCGAATATTTACTACTGCCGCCCTTTATATACTCCCATTAATATATCTTTGGATTGACTATGACTGCAAGCAGAATTTTTAAAAAGTCATTCTCGAAAAAAAACCTTCTAAAAGTATACACTGAAAAAATCAAAGAATCAGGAGCGATTGGCATAGATCGGATTCGCCCATCAAAACTTGATTTGACAATAAAAAATGAGATCGCTTTCATTTTTGAAAAGGTTAACTCTGGCAATTACAAATTTACAGCATATAAAGAAAAATTAATATCTAAAGGCGCTAACTCTACACCCAGACAGATTTCCATACCAACTGCTAGGGACAGAATTACTCTTAGAGCTCTCTGTGAATGCCTTACGGAAATATATCCTAACTCCAGATTAAAACTACCACATACAGTAATTGACTCATTGAAAGAAGCATTAAACAGCAGTCTTTATGCTGAATATGCAAAAATAGATCTTAAAAGTTTCTATCCTTCAATTGAACATAAATTGATAATTAATGCAATAAAAAATAAAATTAGAAAAAAAGAAATTAGACAGTTAATAACATCATCATTAATCGTGCCTACTGTAAGTGGAACAACAGGAAGCAAAGGTATCCCGAATAATACCAGAGGAGTACCTCAGGGATTAGCGATATCAAACATTTTAGCTGAAATATCACTATCTAATTTTGATGATGAAATCAATAAAATGCATGACATATGGTACATGCGATACGTTGATGACATTCTTATTTTAACACCAAAATATCAAGCAACAAAAATAGCTTCTCATATCATTGATAAGCTTCAATCATTAAATTTAAACCCACATCCATTAAATGAAGAGAACTCAAAATCCAAAGTAGGCAGCTTGGATGAAAGTTTTAACTTTTTGGGATACCACATAGAAAATCGAGAATTATTGATAAAACATGAGAGCATTCTTAGATTTGAGTCATCTTTAGCAAGGATTTTTACTGCATACAGGCACGCTCTACTACAAGCTAAAAGTAAGCGTGATAAAGAACGAGCTGTTGCATATTGTCAGTGGAAACTAAATCTCAGAATTACGGGATGTGTGTTTGAAGGTAAACGATTGGGATGGGTATCGTACTTCTCACAAATAACCTCAACAGCTCAACTTCGCTCTGTTAATCATACTATCAATAATCTTATCCGCCGATTCGGCCTTTCATCAGAAATAAAACCAAAGTCTTTAATTAAAACTTTCTATGAACTCCGCAGAGGTAGAGCGGAGACTTTTAAATACATACCTAACTTTGATAATTTACATATATCTCAGAAACGAGAACTTGTTTCTATGTGGATAGGTAAAGAGAAGGAAAAAAAACTTAGCAATAGTGAAATAGAGAGGAAGTTTAAATTTAAAATTGCGAAATCAGTAAAAGAGCTTGAAGAGGATATCTCAGGAATATCATAGATATGTAATCCATTAAGTCCTTTAAATATACCGCAATAAACACACTATTTAAACTCACAAACCAGCCGCAGTATCCTGCCATGGCAAGTTACTGCGGCTTTTTATATTTAACGGATCAACAGCCAGATCAGCAGACACGCCACCACCGGCACAGCAAAATCCATCAGGCTTGCCACATCCCACGCGCGCGGATCAAAACCGCCCCACCACGGCATATTCATTCGCTTGCCATGCCCGAACATTTCAATCCAGCGATATTCTGCCTGGGTGTGTTCACGCGCAATGAAGAACGTACAACCGGCTATCGCCCCGTAAGCCCAGTTCCCGGTAAAAAGACCAATCAGTAGCTGCGCAGCCACAGCACAAAGCGCATGAAGGAAAGGTGTTATATCCATTTTCATCCTACTCAATAAAACGGGGCGCTCGGCCCCTTAATATTATTTAGACGCAAGCGCCGCCTCAATTGCAGATAATCTTTGTCTTAATTCTGCGTTTTCTTCTTCCAGTGCTGTTATCCTGTCGTCTGACTCTCTGGCTACCTGAACAAGCAAACCCGTTACGCCTGAGTAATCGACGGTATAGTATCTTTCTCCCTCTTCTCCATCAGACCCATTGTCCCCGCTCTTGTACTTTATTGTGCTACCAACTGATTCAGGGATTGCATTAAGTGCCTCTTGCGCAATAACGCCAGCATAAGGCATACCATTAGACTTGAGACGGTAAGTATACCCATTCATTAATCTGATGCGCTCAGTGGCATTATCAATAACCTGAATGTTTTCTTTAAGATCTCTGTCCGACACCTGGTCGAATGATGTAGCCTTGCATGGCCCGTTTATCTCAAGCTGATAGGTTTTATCTGGGTTCCTTTGTGCATAAAACAAAAAAAGCCCGCCATCATCCCTAATTTCATAAACAACTGGACGACTGGAATTTCCCCATAATAACGTCGACACACCAGAATACGCCGTACCTTGCGTGTTTAGTGTCATGGTCGACCCGTGATTAGCATATTTGATCTGCAATGAGTCTGTATTATCAAACTTAATAAGCGCGTTACTTCCCCGCACACCATACGACATGAGACAGTTCCCCATCTTAAGGTAACCATCACTGCCTGGAAAAATTAAAGTTCCTCCGTAAAGATCACTAAAGTCCCAAAAGATACCTTTTTTCCCGTTATGTGTGACGATCCTCGTCATTGTATCTTTAGTACCATCAATATTTTTTCTGGTATATATGTCACTATAAGCGTTTTCCGTTTCACCAGTCTTATTTGACAAATGCAGCTTACCGCTGAATATAGTTCCAGTTGTTGGCAATGTTTTTTGATCATAGATTACATTGCAATAACCATTCCATGTTGTTTTATTGTCTACATAAGATTTTGTTGCGTAGTTTCCTTGATCGGTTTTTAATTTACTAACATCCGATTTTAGCGTTTTGATGTCATCAGGAATTACTGTTTTTGTAACCATTGTCTTACTCCATTAAGCCCATGTCCTTACATGCTGATCTGTCGTAATGAAAGGCATTAAAGAAGATATGTTTTTACTGCTATCAACAATCCTCATGTTTACGAAAAAACCACCGCGATCAATGCCTGTACATCTTTCGTTTTCTGGCTCCTCGTAATCGATAATGCAACCAATAACATCAACAAGAATCCCATTTTCTTCTTCAAGACTGAACAGGCCACTGTCATATACAATTGCGTTAAACTGTTCTCTGTTATCGAATCGTAATGTTATATCCCGCATTATACGTATTCCTTAAGCTGCGTATCTGACAATGCTCTGTTCCAGAAACGGAGGTTTTTTATATGACCATTAAGGTGTCGTAATCCTGTCGTCGTTTGCCCCCCGATACGAATCACGGCTGCTTCACGAATATATTTCCATACTGTTTTTGTTTCAGTGCTTATATGCTTATTTGCAAATGAGCATGTCATGCCGTCAGCCTTAACCCTGAATCCCATAACGAGATCCCTTACTCCGCATGATTCATATACACGTCGGTTAGCCCCGCCTATATCGCAATACGAATAACCGTCCTGACTGATAGTTCCAGAAGAACCAAACCCCATAATAAATGGGCCTCCGGACTGGTGATTTTCTGAATCAATGACACGCGGTGCTGCATTATGAGAAATAAACCAGTTTTTATGGACTTCCGCCATGAACGTAAAAGGCATGGTATACATATTTTTCATCAGCGGAAATTTACATAAATCTGATGCACGAGTCGCTGGCTCTGTTGTCGTTATGATGAAGGAAGTTGCACAAGCACCATACTCGAATTGCGGGGTGGTTACTTCTATCCAGTCACCTGTTGCAAAAGCCCCCACTGCTCTGTCGGCTGCAATTTGCAGCTGCGTACCAACCATTCCCCATTCTGGCAGACATTTCAGTGTTGCCTGAAAATATATCCATCCACTACCAGGGTCGATTTCAAAGTTTGCTGTTAATAGCTGGGCATTACCACCCGTAATTTGTAGTTCATGAGTCTGTAATGACAAATAGGCGTCACAAAGGAAAGTGTATCCTTCCGAGTTATACCGTTCAAAACGGATACGTGCGCGAACATTGAGATCACTTCTTACCCTGAACGACGCGGTAACATACGGACCTTTACTGTACTGATCATCGCCAGTCACATCTATGCCTTTATTACCAGCAACTGTGCATATATTTCTCCCTGTTGTCGTTCCTGCTATCTCACTTCCTACTGTGAAACGTCCATATTTAAACTCAAATTCATCTGTTGATGATGTTACAGATATACCACCGCTTTTATTCCACGCATCAGGATTAAAACTATTTACGAACATGTTTGTTCGCTGATTCTCTATCAGCAAACCATATTTTTCAAAACGAGGAACGTTATTGCCTGCCACGGTAATATGCCCGGACTTATCAATATACGTTGCAGATGAAGCCCGGCTAAATTGGCATATGCCATTAACAGGCATTGTTATTTCATCACTGCCGATGGTTATTGTTTTATAGCCCGGGGCATACCCTGTTATCGCTTCCAGAGAATCATTCAAAGGTAGCCAGATATCAGGAAGCGGAGGGACAGAAGCAGGATCAGCGGCATCTTCTGCAATCCGGGCTGCATTCTCTGCTCTTGTTGCGGCTGACGTTGCTTCTGTCTCGCTGGCTGCTGCTTTTGTTTCACTCGTCTTTGCGTTAGTTTCACTGGTTTTTGCAGCTTTTTGGCTATTAGCTGCCGCTGTTGCAGAACCAGCTGCGGCACTCTCGCTTTGGGCTGCTGCATCCTGACTGTTTTTCGCCGCAGTTTCGCTGGCTTTGGCATTCGTTTCGCTGGTCTTCGCTGCCGTCTGGCTGGACTTTGCGTTAGTTTCGCTCGTCTTCGCGGCTTTCTGGCTGTTAGCCGCAGCAGTTGCTGATCCAGCTGCTGAAGTCGCAGAACCAGCTGCAGCACTCTCGCTTTCGGCTGCTGCATCCTGACTGCTTTTCGCCGCAGTTTCACTGGCTTTGGCATTCGTTTCGCTTGTTTTCGCTGCCGTCTGGCTGGACTTTGCGTTGGTTTCGCTCGTCTTTGCGGCTGTCTCACTGTTTTTCGCGTTGGTTTCTGATTTTTTGGCTGCTGTCGCGGAGTTTGCCGATGCAGTCTGTGAGGTCGCTGCCGCCTGTGCGCTGTTAGCTGCATTCGTTTCTGAGGTTTTCGCCGCGTTCTTCGATGATGCCGCTGCAGTTTCGGATTTCTTTGCCGCCGCTGCGCTCTGAGAGGCGGCTTCGGCGTTGCGTGCCGCTTCTTCCACCATTGCCTCAAAACGACGCAATGCCTCCGGCATGACATCATCTTCCGTCATGGCACCGAGAAAATCATTCAGCGTACCTGGTCTGGAGCCTTCATAGACGGTAATGGTCCCGGCATGTGAAGGCGGAAAACCTTCAACCAGCAGGATGACGCTGTACTGGCCATACTCAACATCCATGCTGTAACGCCCGGCTTCATCCGGATTTTCAGAGGCCACCGTGTTCACCAGTACCGTGGTGCTGTTACGCTTTGCCTTCAGTTGAATAGTGCAGTTCTGTATTGGTTTACCCGCACCATCTTTCAGCACACCTGAGATTTTTACTGCTGCCATATCCACTCCACAAAAAAGCCCGCCTGAACCGGCGGGCTGTCATAACACTGTGTTACCTGGCTAATCAGAATTTATAACCGACACCCACGATGAAACCGTCAGTGCGCCAGTCGCCACTGCCGGAACCTTCATAAGCAATATCAATGGCCACGAATTCGGTCGGGTTAAACTGCACGCCAGCCCCCCACGCCAGAGACGTGTTGCTGTGGCGACCGTCATCACTTCCGGTCAGCACATCGTGCGTATCCCCCTTGTTGTCGGTCACCTGAAGATAATCCCCGGAAAAAGTCGACACACGGCTGTAAGCCACACCCGCGATCGCATACGCGCTGAACCATTCATTCACGCGCACAGACGGCCCCGCCATCACGCTGAACCAGCGGTTACGAACGGAATCTTCATGCCAGCGGGTATCGCTGTAACGGGTAAGCTGGCGATTCTTGTCTCCTGCATAGCTGAATGACGTCACCAGCCCCAGCGTGTCCGTAAATTCATAACGGTATTTCACGTTAATGCCCTTCAGGTCATCGCTGCCTGGCATATCAGTATGGGTCTGAAGATACCCGGCGCTTAGTGTGGACTGATGCTCTGCTGCGCTCGCTGGCGTACCAGCGGCAACCAGCCAGACTACTGCGGACAGAATAACAGCACATAATTTACGCATAATTACCTCTCGCTTTTCTGCAATAAAAAAGGCGCCATTTCTGGCGCCCGTATCTGGGTTATAAAATTCAGCTAATCGTGATGCCTGCAGTGGCTTTCTTCATCACAACAACCAGCAAATCGCTGATACTTGCTGTGGGATACCAACCATTTACCCACCATGCTGATACAGAAAACTCCAGTGTCATTACGCCACTGCCTGCAGGCATATCAATAACACCCGTGTAAATCAGAGTATTATCCAGAGCCGTTCGGTTATAAATTTCAGCCCCGTTTTTCTTCACTATCAGGCGGCATGACGAATAAGTATCGCTATTCTCCCGCTCATGTCTGGCACCGCAGAAAGCCACCGCTGGAATAACAATTTGCCGGTCAAACGACTGATCGTCATAAACCCTGACGGTAATGGTCCCTGATGGCCACCGCTCCGGTGCACGGGAGTCCCGGGGGAAAGCTTTGCCCACTGTTTTAACGAGATCGCCTTCAATCTGGTTCGCGGACAGTTTTCCCAGAACCCGACAGTTCTCGTTAATCGTGACGTTGTTGAGCGTCCCGGAGTTCGCATTCACGCTACCGCTGATATCGGCATTTTTCGCCGTCAGCCGCCCGTCCGGTGTCAGGGAAAATGCCGGAGGATTACCGCCGCTGGTAATGGTCGGAGCCGTCAGGCGTTTCAGGAACACGTCGTTCATGAATATCTGATCGCCCTGACCAACAAACATTGGTCTTGTGTTGCCATTAGACGGATCAATAAACGCGATACGGTTAGCGGCAACCAGGAACTGGCTCAGTTTGCCTTCCTCCGTATCCTCCATGCTGAGGCCAAGCCCCGCGACATAATGCCTGCCGTCTTCGGTCTGCTCAATTTTGACGCCCCACATGGCATTCCATTTATCGTTGGCGTCTTTCCACTCTTTCGAAAACTCCTCCAGTTTGCTGGCGTTATCCTCCGTCAGCTCGACTTTTTCCAGCAGCTCCTTGCCGAGATGGGATTCAGTTATCTGGCCTTTGAAAAAATCCAGGTAACCTTCCGCATCATCGCTCGCCCGACCGACAGCCTCCACGAATGCCGATTTGCCAACGGTGTTCACACTGCGAACGTAAAAATAATAATCATGGCCCGGCCTGATATTGATACTGGCAGCTATCCAGTACAGCGCCGTGCCAAGATAGCGGGCTGTGGTTTCAACCTGCCTGATATCCGCAATCCGCTTTTCCGAGAACCAGAACTCAAACTGTACCGTCGGATCATAAACGGCAAGATGCGGCGTGGCGGTGATCTGAAAATAGCCCGGCGTCAGCTCAATCCGCGACGGCGCTGACGGTGCGGCAATCCGGAACGATACCGACGCCGGATCGCCCTGCTGTCCCCACGCATTTACCGCCCGGACTGTCAGCCTGTAGTTTCCCAGCGCCAGTTGCGTGAATCGGTATGTGGTTTCCGTCGTCCGGGCCGTGCTGACCAGCCGCTCACTGCCGTCATCCGCTGCCACGGTCAGGCGAAGCATAAAGCTCACACCCTTCACCACCTTCGGCGTATCCCAGCGCGCCAGCACCTGGTATTCCCCGCTGTCTGCGGTGACTTCTGCGGTCAGGTGCTGCACTGCTGGCGGCGTGACACCATTCACCGTGCCGCTCTGGTCGCCGTCAAAGTGCGCCCCGTTATCCACGATGGCCTCTTTCTCCGGCACATGCTGCACAGCGGTGATGGCATACGTGCCGTCGTCATTCTCACGGATACTCACGCAGCGGAACAGGCGCTGGCGCAGCGTCGGCAGCTTCAGCCCCCACACGCTGTACTCGGCAACGCCATCAGGAACCCGGCTCACTTTTACCTTCACGCCGTCGGTGACGGACTGGACCTCCACGCTGACCGGATTCCCCTGTCCGTCAACCAGGCTTATCAGCGTGGTGCCGGAGGATGGCAGCGTGATTTCACGGTCGAGCGTCAGTGTCCGCGTCTGGCTGTTCACCGCCAGCACGCGCCCGCCGGTGCTGATACCCGCATAGTCATCATCGCAGATTTCAATGACATCGCCCGGTACATGGCGAAGCCCTTCTGCACCCACGCTGAAGTCCACGGTCTGCGTTTCCAGCAGTTCTGTTTTAATCAGCCACAGCCCGGCGCGGTGTGCCTGCCCCCGACTGGTACAGCCAAAGGCATCCATCTTCGTGACGTTACGACCGTAACGGGCAATGGCCTGCGTGTCCTCCACAAGCTCTGTCGCCGTCTCCCAGCCGTTGTCCGGGTCAATCCAGTTCACCTCAACGGCATTATGGCGGTCCTTCAGGGCGCTGAAGCTGTAGCGGAACGGCGCGCCATCATCCGGCATCACCACATTACTGCGGTTATAGGTCCACACCTTATCCGACGGTCGGTCCTGCACGAACGTCAGCGTCTGCCCGTTCCATACCGGCATACAGCGCATCGCCGAGCAGAAATCACTGAGCACATCCCACGCCTTGCGCTGTGTGGTCAGCCAGGCATTACAGGTGATGCGCGGCTCCGTGCCGCCAAAGCCGTCCGGCACTGACTGGTCGCAATTCTGGCCGATGACATACAGCGCCCATTTATCCACATCTGCCGCACCAAGACGTTTCCCCATGCCGTAGCGCGGGTGGGTCAGCATATCCCACAGACACCAGGCCATGTTGTTGCTGTATGCCGGTTTTAACGTTCCGTCCCAGATACCGCTGTATTGCCGCGTCTGCGGGTTATAATTCGACGGCACCTGCAGAATGCGCCCGCGAAGATGATAATTACGGCTCACCTGCTGGCTGCCGAACTGCTCCGAATCCACCTGCACGCCGACCAGTGCCGTGTTCGGGTAGCACTGTTTCACATCGATGATTTCGGTGTATGACGACCAGAGCGTTTTGTTCTGCAGCTGGTCTGTGGTGCTGTCCGGCGTCATCCTGCGCATCCGGATATTAAACGGGCGCGGCGGCAGGTTATCCACCACCACCGAGGCCAGATACTGCGAGGTGGTTTTGCCCTTAATGGTGATGTCTTTTTCCGTCACCCAGCCACCGTTACGCTGTATCTGAACCAGCAGGCGGACTTCCGACGGATTCCGGTCACCCTTTGAAGTGGTTTCCACCAGTGCCTGCACACCGAAGGTAAAGCGCAGTCGGTCGATGTTTGCCGACGTAATGGTGCGGGTGATCGGCGTGTCATATTTCACTTCCGTACCCAGCACCGTCTCGGAACCGGAGGATTCAAACCCCTCCGGCGGTGTCTGCTCCTGCTCACCTGCCCGGAACACCACCGTGACACCGGAGATATTGGTATTCCCCTCACTGTCCAGCACCGGCGTACTGTTCAGCAGCACGCTTTTTAACCCATCCACCGGACCTTCAACCGGCCCTTCGCTGATGGCATCGATCACACTCAGCAACTGCGTGGACTTCAGGTTGTCCTTCGCTTCGCGCGGGGTATGCCCCTTACTGCTGCCTTTACCCATTCGTCATGCTCCATAAACGACAAAACCGCCCGCAGGCGGTTTCACATAAAACATTTTGCATCAGCGACCAATCACCACAACCTGACCACCGTCACCTTCGTCTGCCGTGCTGATCTCCTGAGAAACCACCCGCGACCCCACACGCATTTCACCGTACAGAACAGGCAGAACATTGCCCTGAGCAACCATGTTATCCAGTGAGGAGAAATAGGTGTTCTGTTTGCCGTTATCTGTACTGGCTGCCGTGGGCGTCCTGGCTTTCGGTGCCAGCATCTGGGCCACACCACCCAGAATCATACTGGCCCCTGCCGCATACATGCCCGATACAGCCGCAGCACCCAGCCAGCCCACAGGGTTCCACCATGCCACCGCAATCAGCGCCGCCCCCAGCACCACCTGAAACACACCGCCACTTTTAGCTCCCGCCAGACGCGGCACGATGTGAATCACGGCACCATTTTCCAGCGGCTCATTAAGACGGGCAGATAATTCATTTTCGCCTGCATCACGCCCGGCAATGCGCACCTGATACCAGCCCTCATTCAGTTTCTGGCGAAACGACGGAAGCTGCGTGGCCAGCGCCCGGATGGCTTCAGCCCCCGTTTTCACACGAAGGTCGATGCGGCGGCCAAATCGTTGTAAATCCCCGTAAAGGCAGATGCGTGCCATGCCCGGTGACGCCAGAGGGAGTGTGTGCGTCGCTGCCATTTGTCGGTATACCTCTCTCGTTTGCTCAGTTGTTCAGGAATATGGTGCAGCAGCTCGCCATCACCACAGTAAATGGCGGCATGATTCGGCACCGATGAACCAAAACAGCACAGCAGCACATCGCCCGGCTGCGCCTCTGTCAGTGCGACACGGTAAAAACCAGTCGCCTCCATATTGTCAAGATAGAGATTCTGGCCGTTACGCCACCAGTCATCTCCGCGATGAAAATCCGGCATCTCAATTCCCGCCAGATGGTATGCATCCCGGAACAGCGTGTAACAGTCCGTCACCCCGTGCTCAAAGCGCCGCCCGGTAAGATGTGGCACACAGCGGAACTTGTGAATCGCCCCGCGGCAGACCAGCCACCACGGCAAATCACTCTGCACCTGCAGCCGCCGATCGGCCTCACTCAGCCAGGGCAGACCACCGGGGTGACTGTGGACCAGCGCCACAATCTCACCCTGCATTTCTGCCCGCAGCCAGTCCTCCGGAGCCATCCGGAAATACGCCTCCGGCTCACCGGAGATATTCACGCAGGGAAAATATCTTTCTCCCTCCGGCGTTCTCACCACGAAGCCGCACGACTCCACTGGCGCACATCGCCGGGCGTGCGCCAGAATCGCTGATTCTGTCTCTGTCATGGGATTTACTGCGAAAGTTTGTTAATGGAAAGGTAACCGCCAAAGTTGCCGACGTTATTGCGAAACTTACAGCCGCTCAGGCATTTGCTGCATTTATCCTTCGTGATATCGGACGTCGGCTGGTCATATTCATCCGCGACAGCCGGACCGTTATAACCGCACTCATCACCGCGATAGGTCCAGGTGCAGGTGTTGGCCAGCATGATACGCCCCGGAAAAACAGCGCCATCCGTTTCCGTCGGCGTGGACAGTACAAAAGAAGCACTGACCGCACTCAGTTCACTGCACTGCTCGATGCGCCAGCTGCTGATCACCTCCTGCTCCGGGTCGGCATCACTGTTTCCGTTGACGAAGTTCACCGCATCCAGAAAACGGGCGTAAACCTTACGCCGGACCACCGTTCCGCCGACCAGACTCTGCAGATCTTCCGCCATACCGGTGACCATACCGTGCAGGTTAGAAACCGTCAGTGTCGGACGGGCAGCACTGCCCTTGCCGTTCAGTTCAAATCCTGTCCCCTGAATGGGGTATGCCTGATACTGCCGCCCCTGCCAGGTGACCGGCTCACCTTTTTCGTTCTGCTCATTACAGAAAAAATAACGTTCACCACCGACCTCTGTCAGATCGATTTCCCAGAGCACCACCTGAGCTGACTGAGTGAGGCGTGTCGTCTCATGATGTGTTTCCTGTGGAATATCCTGCATCAGGGCCTCCTATGCCACGACCTGTTCAAAATCTGCCGTTATGGTTACCCACAGCGCCCCCACGCTTGCCGACCATTTACGACAAACCACCCTGATCGGCTTCCAGTCATAAGGTGGCGTCCACTGAAATGCGCGAACGCCACCGTGCCGTTCCAGAAAGGCTTTTAAAGATGGGTGTTCACATTTACGAACACGTATCGTCACGCTGTAAGTCGACAACTGGTTATTCAGTCCCGCCGCACGACGCTGTTCATAACCATCGCCCAGCTTCACTGTCACCACTTTCGGCTCTGATACCACATTCATATCCGGGCGCACTTTCCAGTGAAACGTCTCCATTACCGATATGCTCCACTTAACCGACCACCATCACGGGCCTGCTGTTGCATAAAGTCCGCTGCCGCTTTTTTCCCAAGGTCATAAACCACCTTCAGGGCAGCCGGACCTATCTGCCCGTTCGTGCCATCGTTATTGATCTCGATGTTGTACTGCGGGGCAAACATCGCCATACCTGAACCACCAATATCCGCCACAACCCCCAGCTTACCGTCAGCACCACGACGCAGTGGCAGAATGGCTTCAGGTCCAGCTTCCCCCATCACACCCGCGCCTTTTGCAAAAGCAAAAAACGTCGGACGGTTAACCACCGTGCCACTGTAGCGACTCAAATCAGCAGACTGATAAATCCCCCCATTGGCATTCAGGGAAAGGCTGCTGAGATCAAATCCCAGTACACTGCCAATCCCTTTTATCGATTTCATCATGGTTGCCTGCGCCAGGATTTTCGCCATATCTGACAGCACCGAAGAGGTGAAGGATTTGAAGTTGAGTTTGCCGGTAGTGACAAAAGTTGCCAGGCCATTTCCCATGTTGCTGAAGGCTGACGAGAACACCTGTTCTGCTGTTCCTGCCGTATTATCTGCATCCACGGTAAAATCCTGAAATGCACGCAGGACTCCGTTTTTCCAGTTACCCTGCACAACTTCAAGCTGTTGCCAGTAACGGCGATTCTCATTCAGTTGTCGGTTCAGGCTCTCCGTCAGCGCCTGCTCAGCCTTTCTGTAGTCATCCGTGTTATATGTCCCTTTCTGCTCACTATCCCGCCTCAACTGCTCCAGCTGTTGCTGGTATTTCTGGCGAAGACTCAGTTGTACCTGATATCGCTGCCGCTGCTGATCACCCATACCCACCGTGGCGATATCCAGGTCATGTTGCTGGCGCTGAGCGCGCTCTTCTTCAGCCAGTTGACTGGTCAGCTGAATTGTTTTTTTCTTCAGATCGTTGAGTGCCGTCTGTTTCTGAAGCTCCTGCTGTTTTACATCCAGCAGCGTCAGTGCCTGAATCAGTTCATCTTTACGGGCCAGCACACTCTTTTCATCTGCCGTCAGTTTTTTCCCGTCCAGATCGCTGATGCGCTGCTGCAGAGCCAGAAGCTGTTTATGCGCTTCTGTCATCCTGTCAGTGGCAATGCCTGCTGACTGTCTTGCAGCAGCAATCTGTCCTTCCACCTGTGCCTGTTGCTGACTGTACTGCAGCAATAACCGGGTGGCCTCATCATTACGGGTTTCGCGTGTTTTTTTCTTACCGGATGCCAGGGCTTTCTCGTAACGTTCATTTTCACGTTGTATCGCCGCATCCCTGACAGCCTGATCGGCGTACTGCATGGCATTAATACGCGCAATTTCACGCTGATGTCGTGCTGCTTCCGTTTCATTCATCCGGTTCAGTGCAGCATTTTCAGCATTACGGCGTTTCTGTTGCTCCTGATAATTCCGCTCTGCCTGCTCTTTTGCATCCTGCAAATCCTTCTGGCGTTTTTTCTCCTGAAGCTCGTTAAGACGCTGCTGATCGTACTCAACCTGAGAAGATGATGCCGTCCAGGGGAGTCTTTTCGCCCGCGACACTTTCTCCTGTAAAGCGGAAATCTGTTCATCCAGCGAGTCTTCACGACCAATATTCATGGCCGCATCCCAGAAACGACTCCATAAATCAGACAGATACTTCAGCGTACTGCCCAGCGCATTGAGGTTATTATCAATATCCGCAGTACGCCGACCGGTTTCCTCTGCCAGTGCAGACATGGCTATCCGTGCCGCATCACTGGACCGCCCCTGTTCCCCAAGGACGCGTATCTGCTCAAGCTGAGTGGCAGTAAGAAAATGCAGCTCATTGTCCAGAGCCTTCGCGGCATTTACAGGATCATCCTTCAGCCGCTTAAACTGATTTATGGTATCGCTGACCGACTGGCCAACCGATCGCTCCATCTGTGCGGCAGCTCTCGCCACCATACCGATATCGTTTCCACGAAATGCACCACTCCCCACCACCTGAGCCAGCGCACCGGCTGCAGCATGTTGCGTGATACCATTCCCGGAAATAGCACGACTGAGCGTCCACAGCTGCCCGGCAGTGACTCCGGCATAATGCCCCGTCAGCGACAGCTGGCGGTTAAATTCTTCCCCCTCCTTCTGACCGTCATACCAGGCTTTACCCAGACCATAGACAGCCGCGGCAATACCGCCAATAACCCCGCCAAGCATCATGCCTTTCGGTGACATCAATGTGTCTATCCACCCGGCACGGTTAGCCAGCGTTATTCCGGATCCCCTCAGCGCACCTAAATTGCCGCGGGCCAGTTCACCTATCAGAACGCCTATCTCCTGACGGGCCGCTGCACTTTTCAGACCCAGCGAATGCGTTGCTTTTCCTGCCTGCTCCATTTTGCGGATATACACTTCTGCAGCACTGCTTACCCCCAGCTGGGCAGCCTTAGCACGAAGCAACTCAGAAGAAGAAAGATTCTGGCGGGTTGCCTGCTCTTTAAGCTGACGGATAAACGCCACTTTCTGTCGGGTAGCCTCTTCCTCAGCCTGTGTAAGAACACGGGTTTTCGCCGTAACCTCAGAAATCAGCGCCAGATAATCCTGCTGACCAATCCCGCCACTGTTTCTGGCCTGTCGGATCTGCTGCTGAATACGCTGTAATTCCTGCAGCCCCGCACTGGCCTGTTTTACACTGTCAATCTGACGATAAAACGCAGCAGCCGCTTTATCCTGAGCCTCCGCCAGAGCCATGGCCTGCGCCTGTTCCTCGCGCATTTTCTGGCTCAGTGCCTCCATACGCTGGCGGGTTTGCTCCACCTCGCGGGCCATGCGTTCATGAGCCTGTGCGCTCTTCTCCACCGTCTGCGCATGGACGGATGCGGCTGTTGCAGCCGAAGAAGCCGCCTGCATTGTCTGCCGGGCGGCCTGAGTCTGACGCTCCATAAAACGCTGCATACGGGCAGAAGACCGTTCTGCATCGCTGGCTGCACCATTCAGAAGGTTTTTGATACGGGGAATTTCATTTTTAAACTCTGCCGCATCAATCCCCAAATCAATGACCAGGTTGGCTATCTGGTCCATAACGCACACCTCCGGAAATACCTTCCCCAAGATGCATCAGTTCTTCGTCCGTTCGCTCCGGTATCCCGTTCTCTTCCGGTAAAAGGCTGAAATCAGCCACCGCAGCATCACTGCTACCGGACACCATTCTCACGATCAATGCCTTCAGCGAGGCAAACTGCGCATCCATCCACACATCACTGAAGCTCTGCATCCGGAAATAATCGCCCCACTCACCAAGCTCAGTGGCCGACATTTCCGACAGCATCCGCCGCCAGTCTGCCCGCCGGAACTCCCGGGCAAGCCGCATGACAAACTGCATTTCCCGCGTCAGGACTTTTCCGGCGTCAGCACCTCATGCTCCAAATCCCCGGCATTCTCAATGGCTCCCATACCGCTCAGCGACAGAACCATCTCCGCCCCCGCTCCCAGGGCATCATACGACCATGTTGTAATAACGGATGCGCAAAGCGTCTCAACATCCTGAGACTGTTCCGCATTCCACAGTGAGCGGGAAACCAGCCAGGCATTGATATCCATCCCCATCCGCAGAAAAGCAATCTGTCGTTCAGCCTCCGGCAGTTCTCCCTCTTCGGCATCAAACTTTGCCGTTCGCTGCTGAACAAACGCCAGATATTCAATTCTCTGCAGCCCGGATAGCTCACTGAGCACCACGGACTGCTTTTCATAATTAAACGTGCCCTGTTTCAGAAACATCATGTTCTCCACCTGCAAAAAAGCCCCGGATAACCGGGGCAAATGATGAGTATCGTCCTGTTAACCTGCGGCGCTGACAGCCACCGTAGCCACTGCCACAAAATCGCCGTCAGAAGTCATGCCCACAATGCTGACACTGCCCTGCTTCACGCCTTTCACCGTGGCCACAAGCCCGTTCAGGGTCACCGTGGCAGTCTGTGGATCTGTCGAATGCACACTGATCGCTTTGTCACTGGCTCCGTCAGGTTTTACTGTAAAGGTCAGCGTGGTGGTTGCTCCCACTTTTACACTGGCAGATGCCGGTGCCACCGTCAGCCCGGTAACGCTCACTGTTTCAGTGCCTTCCTCTGCCAGATACGGACGCCCCACACCGCTGATTTTCACTGTGCGGGTCATCACGTCTTTTGAGGCAATGGTTTTACCCAGTGAGCTCAGCCAGCCACGGAAAACATCAACAGTGCCGTTGGGATATTTGATACGAAACGCGCAGACTTCACCGGAGTCGAACAACTGAACCAGTTTTTTCTGCCCGCTGTCACCCGGACGCCAGGCCAGCGTCGCCGAAGTATCACCGACGGATTTCTGCCCCTGGGTTGTCGTTTTCCAGTCTGCATCTTCATCATCGAGATAAGTGTCATCTTCTGCATCAGCGGTCATTTCGCCAGGTTGCAGATCCTTCACCATCGCAAGACGCAGCCAGTCAGTGTCCGACAAAGGATTCGCAAACGCATCGCCGTTGCCGGTATACATCCAGAACGTCGTCCCCGCACCTTTCGTCTTTGCCAGTGGATTTGGTGTGGTCATTACCACCTCCTTAATTCGTGTACGTGATCTGGTACGTGATTTCCGCCATCGCCCAGGTGGCCATCTCATTATCACGTTGATAGTTAAAACCGAGTGGGATCAGGGTGTCGATGAGTCCGGAAAGTGCCGGTATATCATTCAGGGCAGGAAAAATGGTGCTCTCCATCCACATATCCAGCTCTGAATCCGGTGCCTGTGCCCGGATGAAGACGGCAATATGCAGAACAGCCTGCCAGTCATCTTCATCCGTCATTTTTCCGGTGTACTGAGCATCACTCAGCCACACCGCCACGGCAGGCAGTTCCTGCGCATCAATAAATGCCGGAAGCCCGTCACAAAACGTGGCGCTGTCTCCACACTGTTCCCGAAGGCGTGCCAGTACGACCTGGCGGATTTGTGTATGTCGGTTCATCGGGTCAGCCATAATCTCAGTTGTTGTTTCAGTGCATACCCCAGCTGTTTCGGCATTTCCGCAGCAATGATGCGATCGCGGGCATCTTCAAATGCCTGTGTCAGCGGTCCGGACAGCGGGATTTTCACTACCTCCACAGGAAGACGATTTTTTCTTGGCCTGCCCTGATGGTCATGCCCTGTTGCAAAACGCGCTTCAGGAAGACGCCTCAGAACATGCCAGCGGCCATTCGCCAGTTGCTGAACAAATGCCCCCCGGAAAAAGTATTTTCCCACTCTCAGTCCTTCACCAGCACGCCGCCGTGTTGTGTTCAGTTTGATGGCGGGCAGATTGCCCCGGTTAACGCGGATCCTGGCCGTCATTTTTCCTGACGGACTGGCTTTAAACACCCGGACACGCTGACGTACCAGTTTCAGGGGGATCCCTTTCACCTGGTTATCTCCCGCAACGGTATTCCCGGCAACCTGCCGGGTGGCAACCGAGACCGCTTTCTGTGCCACACGGTTTATCGCCCATGCGCTGGCCTGTGGCACCATACGGGTATCAAGGCTGTTCAGATTGCGGATGGCATTCTCAAGCCCCTTCATCCCACACCTCTTTACTCAATAAAGATCATTGGCTTACCGTTAAAGCGTTCATGCCGTGTGACCGTCCATTGTTGTCCGTCATAAACAACGCGATCCCCGCGACGTGGGCGGTATCCCGAAGAAAACACCACCAGAGATACCGCAGGTCCGGACAGAGCATTCAGCTCTGCCAGTATTTCTCCCGGGATCACAGTCATATCGACATCATTAATCGAGGCTGTCTTTCCCATCTTTCTGACCGTGATCGCATCCATACGCGCTGCCAGCCGGGAAAAGGGATCAGACATTGAGTTTTACCGGCACTTCTTCTGCACTGGTTCCGGCATCTGCCCAGACAACCCCGACCAGCGGATCAGAGCCGCTGTTAGTCAGCTGAACTTTTCCGGACTTCAGATAAACCTTCTTACCCGTTTTCATATCATCCGTTTTCAGCTTAGGCAGCATAAACACACCTTCGGTCAGGCCGTCGCCTGTTTCACCCTGTGGAATATCGGTCAGTGCCACCGCAAAAACATCACCCACCTGCACCAGATCTCCGCTGCTGATGGCTGCACTGGCAACAATCGCCACCGTTTTTCCTTCTTCTACAAAATTCTTTGCCATAACTGTCTCCGCACAGCCCCGTTCAGGGGCTGATTTCAGGTACAAAAAAAGCCCTTACGGGCCATCAGAGTTGTTGTCTGCGACGTTTACGCCGTACATTTCACCAGACCGCGGTGATCAACTGGCGCGACACCGGCGTCAATACGCACTTTCGTTGTCACGCCATCCACACTGAAGCCCTCCATCTGATCAATATATGGCGTATCCACACCGTTGAGATAAGCCACTTCAATCGTATCGGAGCCTTTTGACGCAGCCAGGTAGAAGGTGGTCTGGCTGTTATCATCAAGACGAGGCTCTGCAATAACGGTCGCAAAATCTTTCACCGGGTTAATAATACCGGCGTTAATGTCAGCCCCCTTGACACTTGAGGAGCGAATGACCTGGTTAGCAACAGACTCCATCGCCGTCGGTACCAGTACGAACGCAGGACGAATATTCAGATGACGCTCCCCCTCTTTCTGAACGCGCATCAACTGGCGGGCTTTATCCAGCGATGCCACGTCCATTGCAGCGCTCTCCAGTACGTTTGCATGTTTCGCTTTATCGAACAGACTTACATTATCTGTGGAGATTTTCGGGTTAGACGTCAGAATGGCATAAACCAGATCGGCAATAGTGGATTTCGCCGCACGGCCCAGTTTCATCGGGACATCGGTCAGCATATTCAGATCATCATTGATAATGGCCTGACGGGTGATACTGAACAGCTCGCCATAGGTCGCCAGTGCAATAGTGGCCTGTTTATCTCCGGTGGTGACGTATTTATATTCCGCCCCTTCACGCACCTGACGCAGAGCACTGAAGCCCCCCATACCCACACGATGGGCAATTTTAAAATCAGACAACTGACCTTTCCGCGTCCACTGTTCATAGGTTTCAGGAGCATCTTCCCAGCCCTGCAGAATGGCTTTGTTCGCAACATCCAGCAGAATATTACCGAAGTCAGACGTACTGTGTGTGAACGCCGCACCGACCATCTGCATCGGGTTATAACTGGAAACCCCAATACCCCGTTCAGTCAGTGACATACGGGCATATTCACGCAGGGTCATCCCGTTGTAGACATTATCACGTTCGGTTTTTTCAAATCCGGCACGCGCCATCAGCGCCTGGCGGATCCCGTCCCCCACAAAATTACCGTTACCGGCATAAATATGAGCCGGGGTATTTTTATTGGATGGCGTGGACTCGCGCCCCATCTCGTTCAACAGCTTTTCGCGGGCCTGCTCCAGCGAACATTCAGGATCGGCAAGACACTGAGCCTGCAGCGTCTGATAACGCCCGCCAAACATGGCAAACAGATCATTAATACCGTTTACACGCGCTTTTTGCTCTGCCAGTACCTGCGCACGGATACTGTTTTCATCCACCACGGGTGCTGCGGCCTGCACTGGCGTCCGGGAGGCTGCAGGTTCATCATCCTGTACGCGTGGAGCACTGTTGCGTGGCGGAGTAATCATGTTTCGAATGGATTCCGGCATCTTTTTAAATTCCTCTGTACGTTTTGACTGAATACATGCCATTGCCTTAACGGCTGGCGTCACCTGATCAGCAAATCCATGTGCCAGACATTCGGCACCGGACATCCAGGTCTCATCCGCCAGCATGGCAGCAATTTCATCGGTGGTTTTCCCGGTTTTCTGTGCATAAGCGGGTAACAGAACCGCCTCAACCTTATCGAGCAGGTCGGCATAGGTGCGCATGTCCTCCGCATCACCGCCCGTAAAGCCAAATGGTTTATGAATCATCATGAAGGTGTTTTCCGGCATAATGACCGGGTTTCCCACCATCGCAATGACCGACGCCATTGACGCCGCCACACCGTCGACATAAACGGTAATGGACGCACCATGTGTTTTCAGCGCATTAAAAATGGCGATGCCTTCAAAGACATCGCCACCCGGTGAATTGATATGGAGATTAATGTGGGTGATATCGCCCAGTGCATTCAGATCACTGATAAACTGCTTCGCTGTAACACCCCAGAAACCAATCTCGTCATAAATATAAATATCCGCGTCACTCTGGTGACCAGCCTGCATCCTGAACCAGGAATTATTCTTCGGACTGGTCGTCGGTGTGCTGCGGCTCCTGTCGTTTCGTTGCGGCACTGCTGCCTCCTTTATCACTGGCCGGATCGGTATCAAATACCAGATCCAGCTTGCGGTTTTCATCAATTTCGGCCTTGCGCCGACGTTTGACATCATCCGGATTACGACCACCAGCACGTACCCAGTCTGATTCTGTCGCCGCTCCACCACGAATCTGGATTTTCCAGGCCTCAGCCTCCTTAACAGGGTCAATCCACGGCATCACTGGTCCGGAATACACCGCGGTATACAGTGAAGAACGGTCAAGATCGCGGGGTAGCCTGATAACACCGGATGCCACAGCCTGTTTCAGCCAGGCACGATACATCGGGCGGGTGACGGCACCAATAAACCAGTCCTGCAGGATCAGGTAGCCATCAGTAGACTCAACCAGTTCCTGACGCTGGGCGCTGTAAGTGCCGTTATAGTTGCGTGCCGTACTGGAAAAACTCAGACGACTGCCCGCCGCCACGGCACGCAACTGACCATTACGAAAAGTTTCAAGGTTAGGATTGGGACGATCCGACTTCACCATTCCGATTTCTTCGCCGGGTTTCAGATCGTCGTAAATAATGCCTGGCTGAATGGTAAGCTCGCGTTCATTCTCCTTGCTGCCATTACCATCCGGTTCATAGCTCTGCCCGTCGCCTTTCCGGATGTACATCCCCAGAGCAGCGGCGATCCTTGCTGCAGTCAGCTCAGAATCTTCATACTCTTTCAGGGCACTGAGGCGGATCAGCACACCGGACAACAAAGACGTCCCGCGCATCTGGTGCAGACGGCGAACAAATTTAAGATGCAGCATTCGCTCTGCATCCACTTCTTTGGTTTCCATCTGCCGCCCGGATACGGGACGGCTTTTATACACCAGATATTTTTCGGGACGCCCCCAGTCATCAACAAACACGCCCTGATTCAGCCTGTTGCTCTCATCACTGGTCATGGGAATAAAGTCCGGCTCGAGCGCCTCCAGCCAGAAATGAACACCGGCAGAAGGCGTCAGGCTGTTTATGCGCCCGGAAACCATCTGGGCAAACACCTCACCATCGCGCAGCCAGGTACGCAGCATCAGACGTTCCAGCATCGGACGGGTAAACTGCCCGGTGACTTCCGGACTGACAGACCATTCACTCCATCGGGTGCGTATCTCCGCTGCCAGATCACGGGCAATGGCCCCATTGCGTAATACCGGATGTGGCTCGACAATAATCCCGTTTTTCCCCACCACCCGTTCTTCCAGCTTGTCAAATACACCAATAACCAGATCGTGGTTGTTATCAAGGTAACGGGCCTGCTCACGTAACGACACGGCCCCGTACTGGCTTAACTGGTCGGCAGTTCGGTTCTCCCGCCGGGCTTTGTGTGTCCGCGTCGTTTTTACGGCCTCATAAGCCTGGATCACCGCACGGGAACGCAGCCTTGCCGCTTTCCATCCTGGTGAAAAAACGCCAATCACATCATCAAGAATTGCCATCAGAACCTCGCCAGCCGGTACCCGGGATGCCCCCGTCGTCGTGTAATCAGAGCCGCAAGGCGGCGCTCCCACTCCTGCCGTCCCTGCCGGATCTCAGATAAGTTTTCCATGGTCATCTGCTGACCATTAAAGGTGACGGATTTTCCGTCCAGCACCGCCATTTCAGCTTCCGTATAACGCTGAATCATGGCTTCGATATCATTCTGGTTCATAACCATCCTCCGGAAGTCAGCCAGGGGTTAACATCGTCAGTTACTGTTTTCTTCCGTTTTTGTTTTTTAACAGGCGTGGATACCGGTTCCGGTGAGGGTGACAGTTCGGTACTGTCCGGGACACACTCCAGCCAGGTTTCCCGGCTCGCCCACTCCGGTGCATCCGGCCAGCGGATCTTTTCGTATCCATGCAGAATGACCAGAGCCTCGGCATACACCATCAGGTCAAAAGCTTCGTTGGCACCGCGACCCGGCTTACTCCATTTCCCGTCACTGCTCCGCTCTTCATACGTCAGTTCGTCGTAAAACCAGCTCCCCAGCCAGTCAGGGAAATGCACATAGCCGGGACCTGGCGAGTCACGCCATAACGCGTTATTCACCCGGTCTTTCAGGGCATCCGTCTGAAGAAGCCAGAGCGGTACATCACCTGCGGCCTGCGCCCGTCGGCCCGTTCGTCCGGTGTTATCAGGGAATGTACGGGTGATCAGTTTTGCGCGCCGGATGCTGTCGCCCTTAAACAGGTAAATACGTTTACCAAGGCCATCACGACGGCAACGACGCCAGAATTTATAGGCATTATCAGTGACCCCGTCTTCACCGCCGGAGTCCACCGCCATTGCCATCAGTCGCATTTGTTGAGAAGGATCGGAGGCCAGCGGCCAGCTTTTATGAAAAACATCCGTCAGCAGGACATCCCAGTCTTCCGGATAACTGGCCGGATCAATTCGCTGGCTCTCCCCGTCGCTGTCACCGCGCAATGACTGCGTGATGTTGTAACGATCAATAATCCAGCGTTCGCCACGGCTGCCATAGCCCGTTACCTGAACCACAAAACGGCGATGACGTCCCGCCTGCACATCCACTGTCGCCACAAGGAAATTAACGCCATCCGGCACACTGCGGGAAGGAACTGGCTCTGCCCGCTGCTCAAGCAGTTCACTTTTTCGTTGCTCCATGCTGGCGCGGGGAAGATAAGGTAATCCCCAGTCGGTATTGATAACCGTCTTGAGTGTTTCTTCACTTCCGGTTGTCTCGTATTCCTGTTCTGCAGTAAGCAGTTTGTAAACGAGTTGCGAGAGTGTCTGGTAAGCAGCTGCCGGACCCTCCATCCAGAATGACGCAATACGTGAGCGTCGGGGATCACCATAACGACTGCCATCCGCATTGATGGATTCACCATCCCGCAGCCAGACCCCACGTCCGTTCAGCTCACGTTTTTGTTCAGGCATAATCCGTCCTGAACAGGAAGGACACTGAATATAAGCCGCCTCACTTGCCAGCACGGGATCGGCAATATCACGGAAACCAGCAACCACATCGCCGCAGGGCTGAAAATACTCACCACAGTGTGGACAGGGCCAGTACCAGCGACGGCGATCGCCACGGTTATAGAGCGACAGTATCCCAGTGGTTGGTGGAGCCTCATGCGGTGAAGTCCGTCGCCATTTCACATCCTTCACATCCCTGCCGGGGGAACTCTCCACCAGCGTCATACCACTGGACATAAATGTTGTGGTACGTTTTGAGGCAAGAGAGAAAGCATCCCCCTCGCCATCAATATCTTCCGGAAAACGGTCATAATCCGTCAGCGCGACGCATTTATAATCTGATGAGGACATGATATTGACTGACGGCCAGCCGATTTTCAGGTAGTTGCCAGCAAGGAATGTTCTGTCATAAACGTTGTTGTCATTTTTGTTCGGACTCAGGCGACTGACCACTTCCGGGCTGACGCGAAACGTTCTGGCGAGTCGTTTTTTGGAGTGTTCGCGGGCTTTTTCCTCCGTCATCTGAATGATCAGCATATCCGCAGGGTCGCAAATCACGTTGTAAATCACCCAGCCGTCAATCAGGCCGATAGTCTTGCCGGTTCGTGCCGGGCCAACAAATATCACTGCGTCGTATTCACGCGAGGCCAGGCAGTTCATCGGCTCAATAACATACGGTGCCACCAGCGGATCCCACGGGACTGAGTTCCCTGCCCCCATGGGCACCCGCATATACTGAGCAACGGCATCAGCAACCCGCATTCGTCTCGGTGCGCGAAGGATATAACCTGAATCGGTTCGTGCTGCCTTTGCGGTTTCCTGATTCAGCATTACTCCTCCTGCTGTAATTCCTCCTCATCATCCGCACCTGCTTCAGTCACCCGCAGGGCTATCTGATCGCGCAGATCATCAATAATGGACTGAACACGGCTCACAGCGGCAGGCTGCAGACCGCAGTCACGTTCCAGAATATCCGGTAATGTCTCCAGCACCTGCACGACAGCTTTTGCCCAGATGGCAAACTCCCGTCTGACATCACTGGCCGGAATGAGTTGTGCCGTTTCCTGTTCGAACTTAAGACGCTCACGTTCAGACTGATACCAGGCTTTGCGCTCATGCGCGTCCATTTCGCCTTCTGCAACCGGCGGTGGTAATGCCAGAAATGCCGACACAATATCAACCACCCGATAAAGCTTGAGGTTGCTTTCATGCCCCCCTGCAACGGGTAGATTTTGCAGCCTTGCCGCAGCAGTCTGGCGATGTACACCTGACAGTGCCGCCAGTTGACTGATATTCAGCGTCAGATTTTTTAACTCTCGATCCATATCCGCTCCAGAATGTTTTAAACATGCATCTTGCGAACAACTTTAGGCAAACGGTGTTAGTGATGAGCGAAAAACAATCAAAATCGACACCATAAAAATAAAACCACAGTAATATCAACACATTACAGTAGTGGTGATGACGAATGAAATTTCAAAAACTAGCCTTTTTCCGCGACGCTCCCGCCCCGTGGCAGGCCACCCCACCGGGAGGACCCGTCAATGATGAAGTAATTCTCGTTAGTCATGTACCTTTCCAAGGTAACTACAAATCACAAAGTGAATATTATTTTCGATGTATTTGCGGAGGTCGTTAAAGATGAGAAGTGACTTCAAGTACTCTAAATGGCACGTAAAACTTTTCAATCACAATAAGAGGTTTTTTTATGAAGAAACAATATATTATCCCTTATATGTTAAAAGTAATGAATGAAAAAGGAAAAGTTGCTTTCCAGCCAGCATGGTTCCCTGAGAACGATAATCATGAAGAAACTTTCGATTCTCTTTGCGAGTTATACCGTGAAGGAAAAATCACAATGGAAGGAGGTTATTACTTCGATCTAATTTTTATCCTGTAATCTGACTATCAAAAGTATTATCGCAGGCACTCAGTGAATGCCTGCGGTAATGCCGTTCGTGCTAAGCGAGGTTAACAAACCATTATCAAGCCCATCCGTAGATAGGCTTTGTAATGAACTGACTCTTATCTCAACGCTGCCCCTTACCGCGCGCCAGATGCTCAATATCAAGCATCAGCAATGAGATGTTTAATCTGGATTCACTCCAGAAGTGAGCACCACCCTGTCTACAGAGCCAGATGTGAAGGATGATGAGTAAAACTATCGCTATCATCGAAGGCATTGCGTCCTGATGTATTCCTGCAGGTAGTTAACCTGCGCGGTTATCCTGTCTATTCCACTTCGGAGACGGTAATAATTGAGTTCAGCATCTGCTGTAAGTCTTGGGCTTTCTCCATCGCCCATGCTGCTGGCTCCGGTCGTTGACTTTGCACAGGTGGCGGAGACTTGCAGGCGCTTACGACCAGCAGAAACATCAGCACGGAGACTTTCGATAGTCGCATTAGCATCAGCAAGCTCCTTTGTATATCTGGCATCGAGTTCTGCTACATCACGTTGACGCTTCTGCATGTCAGCGATGATGGATGTGGCTTTATCGCGCTGCTCTTTGTAGGCGATTGCGTTATCACGGTAATGATTAACAGCCCATGACAGGCAGACGATGATGCAGATAACCAGAGCGTAAATAATCGCGGTTACTCTGCTCATTGCTGCCCCCACAAACAGACTTCACGCTCAATCTCACGGCGAGTCATCAGCCCTTTCCATTGCTTACCGCCAGCATATGTCCAGCGACGTAGTTGATCACATGCACCTTTGATATCGCCCTGGTTGATTTTGCGAAGAAGCGTCGATGTTCTGAAATTGCCAGCGCCCACGTTGTAAACGAACGAGTAAAGAGCGCCGCGTGTTGTTTCTGGTATATCAGCTTTGATGTACGGGTTAATTTGTCTGGCGACCGTAGCAAGGTCTTTATTCAGGAGGGCTTTGCATTCTGCTTCGGTATACGTTTTACCGGGAATGATATCTTTTCCGGTGTGTCCGTGACATACAGTCCATACACCAACGATATCTTTGTATGGTATGTAGCTGACACCTTCCAGACCATCGTCACCACTTGGACCAGTGATGAGCACAGACGCTATAGCAACAGCCCCACCACCAATAGCAGCAGCAACAGCCTTGCGTAATGATGGTGACATTATTCACCTCTCGCAGCCTTACGCTTATCTTCTTTAATCTTGAAATAAAGGTTTGTCAGATACGTCAGCAAGCCAAATACCAGACTACCCAGCACACCTATTGCCGCCCACTGTGAGGGCGTGACTTTATCGAGCAACTGTAAAAACCAGTACCCGGCACTACCTGCGGAGGTGCCGTAGGCAATGCCCGTTGAAATTTTGTCCATGGATTTCATAGCCTCACCTCCGCAAATAACGGATGGCGTAGTTTTACACTGAGAAATGAAAGGGATTTGAAAAGAAAAACCCGCAAAAACGGGCGAAACAATATATACAGTAAGGGAAGCACTCTATCCAACAAACCACCCACAGTTAATCGGAATAAAAGCAGAGTGCTTATGAATGATCGCCTGCCCGAAGGTTAGTATTTCTGCACAGCAATTTTGCAAAAAAAGCGATCATTCATAACTTAAACGTCTTTCAGTCACTCCGGGATTTCCCATCATCGCAGACTGAAAGACTCTAACTGGAGCGGGCAGCGGGAATCGAACCCGCATCATCAGCTTGGAAGGCTGAGATAATAGCCATTATACGATGCCCGCATATGGTGCCGACTACCGGAATCGAACTGGTGACCTACTGATTACAAGTCAGTTGCTCTACCTACTGAGCTAAGTCGGCACTGGACCGCCACCGGGGACTCGAACCTCGCACTTAAAGGGTTGAAGCTCCTTCCTGATGAGCTAGTGGCAGTTGGTGGCCCTTGCTGGATTTGAACCAGCGACCTGGCGATTATGAGTCGCTCGCTCTCACCACTGAGCTAAAGGGCCGCGCGCAGAATAATAACGTTACGGAATTAATACTGCAATATCTTCAGAAGGCCTGATTAAATGCTGTTTTTCACTTGTCCACCAGCGTGTTTACTGTACTGCACCAAGTTTACAGGTACAAAAAACCCGCTCAGTGGCGGGTTGCTATCACAGCTATATATTTACTTATTATGCCGTTACTAACATTTATCTTCGGCATATAATCGAAAACAAGGTTTGCTTAAAACTCTGCTTTCATTTTATCCGGGAATTTTTTATTTGCAGCATAATAACTACCAAGTATATAAGCGTTCATTTGCTGCTCTACATCAACCCGACATGCAGCACTAGAACAAGCACCACTGATAAGCCCAAAAGAACTCCCTTTAGCAGAGAGATCAGCTTTAATTTCCTCTACAGTGTTTTTCCCCATAGCAACTACACACCCTGTCACAATATATCTAGCCTTCACATCATCCATGCTAAGGATAGTGGTTTTCGCAATTTTGCTGTATCCATCATTTTTATAAACATCCATGGCAAACGCACGGCAATCTGTATAATACGGACTTGCTTTAACTTGCGAATACTCAGGTAATTTCATACCTGCACAACCAACTAAACAAAAACCTATCGCTGCTATTAATACCTTTTTCATTACACTCATAACCTAGAAGCATCATTGAAACTAATTTATTAAATATTCATCGAGTTTCTGGAATACAGACGTTACCCATCTCTCCAAAATCTAAAAGATAATAAGAAAAAATGTTTAACGCACCAATCCATTTCATAGTTTCATGAGACATCAGGCACAAAAAAACCCGCTCAGCGGCGGGTTCTTAAATCTTATCAACGGTAGACATACAAAGCCCATCGTTGGGAAAATCTTATCCATATTTTTTGAAAAATGCAAGCATCATGTCGTTATCTTCGGCGAAAACCATTTATCTTGTCACCTTTCTCAATTGTATCTCTGCATATGCTTCTTCCTGCCAGCACTTTGTAACCAGTTTATCAATGACATCTGCATATCCTTTGTACCACTGATAATCCGTCAGGTCTGGTACCAGCTTCTGGACATGAAGCCGCGCCAGTGTGGTTGGTAAACGGCTAAACCGGTTTCCATTGCAACGCCCACAAATCTTATAAACAGGCGCACCATGAAGCCGGGTTCTTTTCTCATCCAGTACAATACCTTTACCCTTACACCCTCTGCACGCTGTGCTGACTTCTCCCTTACCATGACAATGCTGACATAGTTCCTTCACCCACTCTTCCTTGACAACAGACTCCCCGCTTCTGGAGTGTTTCACCACTTCGCGCAATACATTATGAAATCCCGTACCTGCACAATGCTCACAGCGAGCCTTACTTGCCGCAGACCTGGAATAATCAGCAAAGGCAAAATTCACAAGGTAAGGGATGATCTGTAACCGGTTTTCTTCACTCAATTTGTTCAATGTCGGGTTATCCAGTGCCATCGCGTAATTGAGCAGACCTTCAATCGCAAACTGAGGGTCCTGAACACCAACTTTTGCCAGGAATAAGGCAAAACCAAGCGGTGCTTTCGACTGCACCATCCCCTGCGCAGCCATCACATCCGTAATTGTTAAACCACCCGAGCCTGTCGCCAGTGCGTCATCGCTCAATTTTGGAGATTTTGGGGAGTAATATTTCGGTAAGGATTCAAGGTTCATGCTCGTTCTCCACTTACGCCAGTACGCCTATTGCCAGCGCACGATCGATAAAACGAAATATCAGCTCCAGCTGGGAGCCATACTTCTCTTCAAATGCCACGGTATCCGCATGCAGCTCGTCGTGATGCTTTCTGCACAAAGGCAACACAAAGAGGTCATGCGCTTTTGTTCCCATTCCACCCTGACCGTGACCTGTCAGGTGGTGGGGATCATCAGCAGGCTTTCCACAACATGCACACGGCTGTGTCTTAACCCAGCGCGTGTACTTTTCATTAACCCAGCGGCGACGTTTTGGGCGTAACATAAAAGACTCCGGCGACTCCGGATCCACTTTCAGCGCCAGCACCTTTTTCGCTTTATTCTGGATGATGCTGGTGGCGGGAACCGAAGGCACAAGGTCACTTTCCCGGGTGACAGACGGCACAACAGGCTTCGGTAATCTCAGTGCCTTACGGGCTGCACTTTCCGGTAAGGCATCCGCCAGGTCATTACGAATCAGCCACCAGCACAGTTCCGGCATTGTCACAACGTGACTGTCATCAAAACCGAGATCCCGACGCACAACAGACAACACCCAGCGGGTACAGTTATCCGTTGCCATTGATTCCAGCCGTTCCGTGAACTGATCGCGCAGCTGGTTATCGCAGTGCCAGCACAGACGGATTGCGCCCGGAGCGTGTCGCATTGTTGTCATGTTCTCGCTGTGCCAGTCGGAATGAGGCCACTGGCAGCCTTTTTCACGAAGTAACCAGCTTTCAAGACATTCCACGCCACCAGCACGACGGATCACTGCCTCATTGCGGAACACGGCCCGAACGGCAGGATCATCCGCCAGCGGTTGTGATGCCGCCGGAACGGCACCACTGGCGAAAGATGAATAACGTTCCGGCTCAGGCTCCAGCAGGACACGCCCCTGCATAAACAGGGGCATCAGCTCTGAACCGGGCCTGAACAATACGATCCCCATACGCGGGGCAATTTCAGGGGTCAGTAGTGCTCTCACGGTCACCTCAATGAACGGTATCGAGCAGCTTTAACAGCTCAGGGAATCGGGATTCGAAGAAATGCGGCTGCGTCTCGCGCGGATTTGCGGGACTGGTGATGTTTTTGCCGAACATGCAGCCTTTCGCCGTCAGCGACCAGAATTTTTTGATGTTGTTAATCGCAGTGCGGCTGTATCGTTCACGTTGTTCAACGATCCCCAGCTTCGCCATCTGGTGATATGCCTGATTAGCCGTCAGGCGTATACCATACTGTTTCAGCAGTGCACTCAGTGACAGTGTCGGGCGACTTGAGCCATCGTGTGCATCAGCAGGAGCATCAATGGCATAGCGCGGTGCCAGATTCGGTAAGCCAACAGCCTCCTGAAGTTTCTGACAGGCACCAAGCACTGATGAGTTAGACAGATTTAACTCCCGGCGCATAAAGTCCAGCAGAATCACGCCAGCCTGCATCTTGTCAGCAGCCTGCCCGGATAATTTTTCCGGTGCGCTGGTTACCATGTCGAAAGTGCGGATCACCTTCAGATGGAATGACGGGCTGATCCACATTGCATAGGCATACACCAGTTCCTTACAGACATATGTTCCGCCATTCCGCCCTTCTATTTTACTGACAGGTTTACTACCCAAATTTTGGGTAGTTTCATTGAATGAACCGACACCCAGATTTTGGGTATCGATCAATTCCTGAACCAGCTCAGTAATCTGTTGGCTGGAAAGAAACTTTCCCGGCTCCTTGGTTCTGGCATTTGCACCAGATGCTACTGCTGCGCGATGCAGATCGTTCAGGCTGTAACGTCCATAAGCATCACGACGAACTTCAATACCATCAATGACCATCAGATTATTCATACTTCGTTTCTCCTCTTAATCAGGCGGCTGCACCCGCCGTTTTCTCGTACTTACTGATAGTGATCTCGACCTTCCCTTCCGGGATAACCGGTCCCCACTCCACCAGCATTCTTTTCACCTGACTGTCGTCTTCCCACACACCCGCGTGGGTCAGGGCGTCAAACAGCGCCTTGTTATAGTTGTCCAGATCGCGGATCCGGTTATCCGGAGGAAACAACACGATCTCCACTGAAGCAGGTGCCGACGTTGGTTTTGGCAGACGACGTAACTGCTCAACTATTGCTGCACACGCCGCGCTCTGGAATTTGCGCCCCGCCGCGCTTATCAGGCTCTTACCTGCAAACGCCCCTTTGTTGGGGTGTCGCCAGTACGTGTTCACGCTGGGCGGAAAAGGCAGGATCAGCTTCATGCTTTCAGGCCCCTCTCATGTAACCAGTGGGTTGCACGCAGCCTTGCGTTTTCCTCACCGGCAAGCAGTGAGCGGATAATCCCGACCGCCTCGCTGTCGTCGTCCTTCACCGCGGTATGAAGCGTTATCCCCCGGGCCACGCCACGCTTTATCGTGATGACGCCTTTTTTCTCCAGTGCGCGAAGATGCTCCACCGCTGCATTCACTGAACGGTATCCCAGCATGGTTGCCACCTCCTGATTGGTTGGCGGGAAGCCACGTTCTTTCTGGTAAGAAATCAGCATATCCAGCACCTGCTGCTGGCATTGAGTTAATGTCGTCATGCCGCCATCTCCCTGACCAGTTTTTCCGCCTGCTGGCGAACCTGCGCCAGAAAGGCCTCACCACATGCCTCAAGTTCATCGCGCCCGATGTAGCTGATTGCCGGTCCCTTCCAGGTCTTGTCGAAAACAGCAATAGCACCAGCGAAGAAAGCGCCTGTCGGCACCTGCTTCTCGTCCTTCGGGATAAACCAGGCTGGCAGTTCAAAACCAATACGCCCGCGAATAAAAGCAATATGGTCTGCATCTTCCGGCCACCAAACTTCGCTGGTGGCAGCTTTGATCAGGAAAACATAGCGCCCACCTTTATCACGCATGGCACTGGCATGTTTCATGATGTAACGCATGCCGGTGATGTATTGCCCCTCATGCTGACTGGCGCGGCTGTATGGGGGATTACCAAAGGCAGCACCTTTAAGCTCCGCAAGACGTTCTGACCAGTCATGCGCCAGCGCGTTGTCTTCCGCCGTGTAATACGCAGCACATTTGGCGTTATCACCGTCAGTAAACAGATCCCGAACAAACGGGCCAAACAAGGTGTTAATTCCCCAGAAAATGTTGTCCGGCGTGCGCCACTGATCACCCACTTCCTTCAGTTCATGGGCTGGTTTGTTCCGCAGTTCCACCAGCTCCTGGCAATATTTATTACTCATTAAGCCCCCACGTAATTCCCTGACAGATACCACTCATCACCCGATACAGCGCGCTTGCTGCTTTTCCGTAAACACTGCTCACGACGCGCCAGAAAATTGTTTCGTTCTGGCTGGGAGTGGCTTTCACGGAATGCCGCCATCCACACCGTTGCAGCACGACGGTATAAGCCCCTGGACTCCAGTTCTTCCGCCTGGCGGGTCAGGCACAAAATCACCCGGGGATCGTTAGTGCCGACATAGAAATTGCGCACAGGTCTGGTTTCACGAACTGGTTGTGGTTCCGGCTCCTGCGCTCTCTCAGTCAGGCGTGGGAAATGTCTGCGTGTATCTCCTTCACAACGGTGAGCCACACGCCCACTCTGACGTAACTTGCTTGCTGACTGCAGAACGCGCTGCCGTGAGTAACCTGCAAAAGCATCCGCAATGTCTCCGGAAGTACACCCCGGATGGGCTTCAATGAATTTCTGAACTTCATTCAAAAGACTCATGATCACCCCCTGAATCCTGCCGGGATCTGGCTGTAGTCCACGTTGTCGTAACTGGCTTTGAAGTACGGGTCCTCGCGTCTGGCTGCAGATACCGCAGGAACTTCCCAGAATTCTTCGAAATGACGATCCGGACCAAAGAACGTGACAGCCTGTTTCACAAATTGTGTGCCGCTGTTACCCATCGCAGATACCCAGCCCGCGTAGCGTTTCACACCTTCCAGCATGGTTTCGGGGTTTACTCCCTCATTCAAACGGGCTTTCCAGGCTTTGAAGGCTGCAGATTTTGAATTGCCACCAGCACGTTTGGGATATGCCAGCCATGCCTGCTCAAACTCCGGAGAGTATTCCGGTCGGTTTGAACGAACTCGCACGGGCTCATCAACTGATGCACCAACAGCTATTGGTTCATTGACTGGTTCTTTGACTGGTTCAAAAGAGTGACTGGTTCTGGGTGAATCTCCTGCACTACCCCCTGGTGCAACTCCTGCACTACCTAGTGAATTTGCTGCACCAGATAGTGAATTATTTGCACTACCCCCTAGTGAATCTCCTGCACCATCCAGATGAAGGAGATAGATATTACTTGAGTTACCTTTTTCACCTTTCCGGGTGACTTTTTTTACCAGCCCGGACTCACAAAGGGCCGCAATATGATTCATCACAGAACGTTTGCTAATCTCGCACTGGTCAGCAATATGCTGGTAGCTGGGCCAGCACTCACCCTGATCGCTGGCATTATCAGCCAGCTTGATCAGAACCAGTTTTCGCAATGGATTACCCACTCGAATTTTCATCGCTTTAACCATCAGCTCCATACTCATGCTGCACCTCCGAGATGCTTCATGTTTTTTCCGGAGCGAAAGGCTATAAGCGGCATACTGACGCGGTAATTACGGCCCAGCGGTTCACAAATCACCTTCTGGCATTCACGGTCAACCAGGCTAACACGTAGAACATGCCCTGCAGGCGTGGTGTACCACTGCCCAACTGTAGGAATTGATGTTTTTTTACGCTGAAGCAAACGGCAAATATTGAGGATCAACGGATTAAGCATGACGATGCCCTCCGCTGATATTCAGGAGACGGTGAATATGAAAATTAGCCTTATCCGCCAGACGAATACGTTCAGCCTGCAAGTTAAGAAGGGTTTCTACCAAAACCTGATGCGCCTGCGGATCCGAAAGAGTTACCTTGCGCAGAGCATGTAGTGCAGTTGTTACATAACTGAGTTTATGTAAGTCTTCATCATTCAGACGAGAGAGGGCTGGGACAGTAGCCATGATGGCAGCCTCCGTATGCAATGGATAACTTCCACCACCGGAAACGCCAATTTCGCTGGTGGTGAACTGAGCAGGGTTGGCGTAACCGGCGCATACGGAAACCGGCGCACCTTTCGGTGCCCCCACCCAGCCCACCATAATTTGGGTATAGCTGAGTTGTAGCAACAAAAAAGACGCTAACGCGCCAATTGTCGCCGTATGCAATTCCAGGACGCCAATCCCGACACCCGCTTTATAAGGTGCCTGAACAGTGTAACGTCCCGGAATGGCAGAATCAATGTGCTGGTGGTCCTTCACACTCAACAAAATCACGCCTGAATTTCCACAAAGGACTAAAGCACTCATGCGGGTAGTCTTTGCGAAGATAGATAACGCGCTGTGTTTCTGGCTCCCAACGAATAACATGGACATAAAGCCCTCTTCCGTCACGAAACCAGCGGTTAAGTTCCTGCACAACTCGCCCCCCACAGTCAGGTAAAGTTCTCTGTGGTTACTTACAGCCATGTGATTTGGTAATCTGCATTCATGCCGTAACAACAGGTGTTCAGCGACGCTGACCACCAGCTGTTGCGACAAACGGTTATTTGCCGTTAAACTGTTCATGCGTTAGTTTCTCCACAGACACAAAACGCCACGACGCCCGGAGCTGCACACTCGCGGGCGTCACTCTTTTCTGGAGCGCAAAAGATTTTGTAGACCAGTGCTGCATGCTCCTGGAGCTTCGAAATTGACAGATACAACTCATCATTAATTGCTGTCTGCTCGTGTGGCTCCACTACCCCATCTTCGATTGCCGAACGAATCTGCTTTGAGTAACTCCCGATCTGTTCGATGACTTCCAGCAGGCGCTGGTTTATATCGGCGTTCTCTACTTCCTCAAGTTCAGGAAGCGATACAAACACCCCACCAGCAGACTGTGCGACAGCATCCGCAATGTAGTGAGTGCCAGCCGCGCGCTGTAAAATCATTGCCCATCCCAGCGGGAAAATCTGATCGCCATCTGCACGAAGGCGGTTGAATAAAGCGTTCTCTGTTACATCCAGCCACTCAGCAGCTTCAGCGTAACCTCCCGGCAACGCCGCGATAGTTTTTCTGACAGCTTTCACGTACCACTCAGGCTGTTTTTCTACTTTCCAGTGATGCTTACCCACGGTTAGCCTCATCGTTCTGTGGTTAAAAATTGAAGGTGTTCTGTTAATCTTTCGGATAGATATCCGGTCTTAAGTCAGATTTCGTAATTGCACCTGACGTGCATTGCTCAAGTTTTTTAGCCAGCACAAAACTGGCTTTTTTATAACCATTGAAAACCAGCCGTAAGTAGCCTGGTGTTGAGCCAACTTTTCCGGCCAACTCGCCCTGCTGTTCTTTGGTTAAAGAGTCCCAATACGCTTTCATACAATATGTACCTCCGATATACATATTACATGATTGAGATGAACCCTCAAGATACTTGTACCTTATCGGTACAAAGGTTTTAATTTCTTTATGAAAACAGTCCATGACATCCGGCGGTCTAACGCCAGAAAACTGAGAGATGGTGTTGGCGGGAATTCTTCCTTTGCCACCATGATTGATCGCGAGCCAACCCAGACCAGCAGGTTTATGGGAGATGGTGCTACTAAAAATATCGGTGACAGCATGGCAAGGCACATCGAAAAATGTTTCGACCTGCCTGTCGGATGGCTTGATCAAGAACACCAGACCACGAACATCACAAAAAAACCTGATGTTTCAATCACTAACAAACAAATAACGTTAGTCCCTGTCATATCATGGGTACAGGCCGGAGCATGGAAAGAAGTTGGCTATTCTGAGGTTGATTTGAGCACAGCAGAAACTTATCCCTGCCCTGTACCCTGTGGCGAAATGACTTATATCTTGCGGGTGATTGGTGATTCAATGATTGATGAGTACCGCCCGGGAGACATGATTTTTGTTGATCCTGAAGTCCCTGCCTGCCACGGTGACGACGTTATTGCATTGATGCACGATTCAGGCGAAACCACCTTCAAGCGGTTGATAGAAGATGGAACACAGCGTTATCTCAAAGCATTAAACCCAAACTGGCCTGAGCCTTACATTAAGATTAACGGTAATTGCTCTATAATTGGTACAGTGATTTTCTCGGGAAAACCAAGAAGATACACAATAAAGGCCTAATCAATATTTATGAACCTGCTTCGGCAGGTTTTTTTATACTTGACAATGTACCTATGAGATACATAATGTATCCAAAAGAAACATGAGACAGGCAAGATTCAAACAAAATTTGGTTGTAACACGGCGTATGGCACATGCGTCGTTAGCGGTCTGGGGACGTTAAAGGGGATAATCCACTCCTTGCTCGGGCAAACAAACCAGGTAGCCGGAATGTGCAAGTCAATGAGGATGCTGATAAGACGCCTAACCAGCGTGGCGATCCGGTTTGACGCCTGGGAAGAGACCAGGACGCAACGATGAGAGCATTGACGAGCAAGGCATAAGTGCTGGTTCAATTCCAGACAGTCCCATTCAGATGGGAGGGTTGGGCAGGGAAAAGGTCCGTTCGATTCGGACACCGGCAATGCTCTCAGCGTTGTGGTGAATGCGCAGGCTGATGCGCGAAAGACATGCAGCTATTGCGGAAAAGAGCTGTTCGGCGGGGCAATTAAACGCCCGTGAGAGTCTGAAATAACCGCAAGCCGGAGATCAGCACCGGTCACCACAACAGCCACTGCTTTGGCGGTACCAGTTTGTACACTTGCTTCCGGCTGGTACCGCTCTTTTTACAAAACAGAGAAGGGCATCACCGGACGACGGGCTCATAACCCAATCCATCCGGGCGGCTGCCACCGCAGGTGTTCTTCTCTGTTTTGTGGAGAAACCAACCGACCTTGCAGGGTCGATATGATGAGGAGCAGCAAAATGGCTAGCGAACGCAGTACTGATGTGCAGGCATTTATCGGGGAGCTGGACGGCGGCGTATTTGAAACCAAAATCGGCGCTGTTCTCAGTGAAGTCGCTTCCGGTGTGATGAACACGAAAACCAAAGGTAAGGTCTCGCTCAACCTGGAAATCGAACCGTTTGATGAGAACCGTGTAAAAATCAAACACAAACTCTCATATGTTCGCCCGACTAACCGCGGGAAAATTTCCGAAGAAGACACCACCGAAACGCCGATGTATGTCAATCGCGGTGGTCGCCTGACTATTCTGCAGGAAGACCAGGGACAATTACTGACTCTTGCCGGTGAACCTGACGGAAAACTCCGCGCAGCAGGTCGTTAATATCGTTTTTAATAAACTGATTATTTATCTCATCACTGAATATCTTTATATAGTGAGGACTTATTATGTCTCAGAACTTAGACGCAACCGCAATTAATCAAATCCATGCCCTTATTTCTGCTCAGGGTGTTAATGAAATTATCAGTAAGATTGGTGCCGATGCTGTGGCATTGCCTGAGAATTTCCGCATTCATGATCTGGAAAAATTTAATTTAAATCGCTTCCGTTTCCGTGGTGCGCTTTCCACTGCCAGCATCGATGACTTTACCCGTTATTCTAAAGATCTTGCAGATGAAGGCACCCGCTGCTTTATCGATGCTGATAATATGCGAGCCGTCAGTGTGCTTAACCTGGGTACTATTGACGAACCAGGTCACGCAGATAACACCGCCACTCTCAAACTGAAAAAGACAGCACCGTTCTCTGCCCTGTTGTCTGTTAACGGCGAGCGTAACTCCCAGAAGTCACTGGCAGAATGGATTGAAGACTGGGCCGACTACCTTGTGGGCTTTGATGCTAATGGTGACGCCATTCAGGCAACAAAAGCGGCTGCGGCGGTCCGTAAAATCACGATTGAAGCAAACCAGACCGCTGATTTTGAAGACAATGACTTCAGCGGCAAACGCTCTCTGATGGAGTCTGTCGAAGCGAAAACCAAAGACATTATGCCAGTAGCATTTGAGTTTAAATGCGTTCCGTTTGAAGGCCTGAAAGAACGTCCGTTTAAATTACGCCTCAGCATTATCACTGGTGATCGCCCTGTACTGGTTCTGCGCATTATTCAGCTGGAAGCAGTGCAGGAAGAAATGGCTAACGAATTTCGTGATCTGCTTGTTGAAAAATTCAAAGACAGCAAAGTAGAAACCTTTATTGGTACTTTCACCGCCTGATTTCATTACTGCAAATGCCCCTGCGGGGGCATTTATGGAAACGTAATTAACTCAATAATCGCCTGATGGCGAGGGTTTTCTTTAACCAAAATTCAGCGCGGTGCAGCGCATATAAAGTGGAGAACAAAATGTCATTTATTAAAACTTTTTCCGGGAAGCATTTTTATTATGACAGGATAAATAAAGACGACATCGCGATTAACGATATCGCAGTTTCCCTTTCAAATATCTGTCGCTTTGCCGGTCATCTTTCACACTTCTACAGCGTCGCCCAACATGCGGTGCTTTGCAGCAAACTGGTTCCGGAGGAGTTTGCTTTTGAAGCGTTAATGCATGATGCAACAGAAGCGTATTGTCAGGACATCCCCGCGCCACTGAAACGCCTTCTTCCTGACTATAAACAGATGGAAGAAAAAATAGACGCCGTAATCCGTGAGAAATACGGGTTACCTCCTGTTATGAGCACGCCAGTGAAATATGCCGATCTCATTATGCTGGCAACCGAACGCCGCGATCTCGGGCTTGATGATGGCTCTTTCTGGCCTGTACTGGAAGGTATCCCGGCAACAGAGATGTTCAAAGTGATTCCACTGGCACCAGGACATGCCTACGGGATGTTTATGGAACGTTTTAACGAGTTATCGGAGTTACGCAAATGTGCATAACTCATGTAGTTAGTTTTTCCGGCGGGAGAACATCTGCATATCTTGTTCACCTGATGGAAGAACAAAGAAAGGCTGGCAATAACGTCTGCTACATCTTTATGGATACCGGTTGCGAACATCCGCTGACATACCGCTTTATTCGGGAGGTTGTGAAGTTCTGGGGCATACCACTAACTGTGTTGCAGGTCGATATCAATCCTGAGCTTGGGCAGCCAAATGGTTATACAGAATGGGAGCCAAAGGATATTCAGACGCGAATGCCGGTACTTAAACCGTTTATGGACATGGTTAAAAAGTACGGCACGCCATACATCGGCGGCGCGTTCTGTACTGACAGGCTAAAACTCATCCCTTTCACGAAATACTGCGATAACCATTTCGGGCGAGGTAATTACATCACATGGCTGGGTATTCGTGCAGACGAACCCCGTAGGCTGAAACCGAAATCGGGCGTCCGGTATCTTGCCGAACTGTCAGATTTTGATAAGTCGGATGTTATCCGGTGGTGGCGAAAACAACCTTTTGATTTGCAAATCCCGGAGCATCTCGGGAACTGTGTTTTCTGCATCAAAAAGTCAACGCAAAAGCTGGGGCTTGCATGTAAAGACGAACCTGGTCTGATGCGAGTTTTTAATGAGCTGGTTACAGGCAAACACGTCAGGGATGGTCATCGCAGAACAGGTAAAGACGTTATGTACCGTGGTCACCTGACGCTTGACGGAATTGCCAGAATGTCTGCCAACAGCGACTACAGAAATTTGTATCAGGCGATGGTACAGGCCAGGCGATTCGATACCGGCTCGTGTTCAGAGTCATGTGAAATCTGGGGTGATCAATTAGAATTGAAATTCGAAGAGGTAGGGGTATGACAACCGAAATTAACTACCATGCACTGCTTGAGCGCGCACGGAATAAAGTGCAGAGCATTGAGTTCGCCTTAACACAGAGTGCATTCGCTGAGATTCGCGCTGAGCTTGAAGATGATTTAGAACTGGCACGGATTGCACTGGCATCTCTGGAAGTTGAGCCAGATGAACGCGCAGCCTATGAATTATTTATGGAAAAGCGTTTCGGTAAAACAGTCGATCGTCGGAGAGCAAAAAACGGTGATAACGAGTACATGGCGTGGGATATGGCTCTCGGCTGGGTCGTCTGGCAACAACGCGCGGGCATGAGTCTTTCAACTGCACAACCACAGGAGGGTCAACAATGAACAACTTAATGACAACAAAACAAGTCGCCGAATTCTGTGGCGTTTCAATATCGACGGTGCTTCGCTGGAACAGTGTAAACCGGAGGACTGGTCAGAAATATCGGCCTGATTTTCCAGATCCTGATATTAAATCCTGCCCAAATAAATGGGCATCACGTAAGATATACAGGTTTGCAGGAGTAATTGAGTAACAAACATTAGCTCAAATGTGAGCTGGCACATCTATGGCACAAGCCAAACAGATCTGACTGTCTGCTCTGTATCAAGAGCAGACAAGCTATTTATTTTTTTACATGAAAATGCGCGCTCTTTGGACGTTAGGGTTATTCTATCCAGAGCCAGCAGCACCTCTTAGCCAAGTACATAATTGCAGGCACAATCCGGCATCGATGTGCAGCTCCGGTCGCTGAACTGCTGGAAAACCCTTCCGTTCATAAGCCAGTCTCGATACGTGGCAACAGTATCATTGATACAATTTATTTTACTTTTCCCGCACCTCGAAGAAGTGATAGGTATTGATCAGTGGCAAGTAATGGTAGATTATTCTCTTGGCTAGAGTCGATATCTCTAATTAAAATTGTACGGTTTTTTATGCTGAACTTGTATTTAGTCTCCAGCATTGCCCAAAACATTCTTTTATTTAATCTTGATAGTCTTATAAAATTTACAAGACCTTCAAGGCTCATAACTAAAACTTTCGCCCCTTTTGACTCTTTAAGGTTGCTAATTTCGTTATAAATCTTTTCAGCACCTTCTTTCTCTAAAACAAGATCTGAGATTATCACTAAATGATAAATACCCTTTCTGCGCTTTATTAAGCATTCCCTCCCGTCATAATTAATAACCACATCATTATTTAGAATTGGGATAACGCCTTTAACCTGATCGATCCCTTGCAATGCTTTTTTCTTATACATGCTACAAAGCTTTTCATGAGATTTTAAACCCATTTCAATCAAAGATGATGCTTTAGACTGTATAGATAATACATAGTCATTTTCTACAATAAGAATATCAACTAATTCTCTTTTTTTATTACCCTCAATAATATCTGGAGAAAAAAACACTTCCTCCGGTGAAAAGACCTGCCGCAAAGCATGGTATATAAGAGCTTCCTGCTCATATCCCTCAGAGCCGTTTTCACTGACGCTAAATTCATATGTTAATACGGTATCGTTTGGTTCATGAACACTTGCTAGGTAAGATTTTTTATCGATTACACTTAGTGGCAGACTAATTATTTTCTCGTTACCAGTCAAAGCATTGTTGCAGAATTCATCCATTGCTTCATTACCTTCCCTAAATCCTGAATTGAGAGAATATGAATTAGCACAAAATTTTTTTAAACATTCACACGGTAAATTTTCCGAAACTTTTATTTTCAGGTCCATAACACGCATTGTATGCGAGTCAAAAAATGATAATAGAATACCATCATAAGCGCCTGACAATAACAAATCCAGCCCTTTAATTTCATCTGCCTCTCTTGGTGGATAGGCTAGTAAAAATGGATTATCGACATTATCTTCAATCAACATCCCAATCACTAGTATATTTTTAGTAGATAAACCTACCAAAAAGTGGATAGGTGCTCCTGACCAGACGGATTTAATTATAGGAAGGCTTGATTTAAGTATTATGTGGATATTACGATTTTCACTATCTATCCACACTCCATGTAACTCATTGTTTAAATAGGCCAAAAGTTTAGTATTCATTTCGACTTTCATTTCCTTATTGTGATAATGATGGTGTTCAACACAAACTGGCCAGCAGTTCCAGTATAGTACATCAGTAACTTAGATTGCTTAACTGCAAATCGCGCGTTTTCTAAACATCATATATCAGCTCCTCGCTCAAAGCGGACTGTCATATTTTATTGCGTTCAAAATATGCAAACTGTCAGTTGGTGTCTGAACCAGAACAAGTAACAATCGATTCAACTCTCTCCCACCATGCCTGGTAGGCTTTACGCTGTTCTTCTAGATAATCGCTCTTGTCATAAACTTGCCATACCCCTGGCAGTTTATGACCTAGCATTATTTCTGCAATATGAGGCGCAGTAAGATCAGAAAAGTTTGTTCGTGCTGTTCGCCTCAAATCATGAAGAGACCAATGAGGGAATTGATACCCCAAACGCCGCCATGCGTACTGCATTAAATTGTAAGGCAGCGACTGCAATGATGTCCGACCAACGGGTTCCCTGCTTCCTTCCTTAGTAAAAAGCATATCGGAACCATTGTTCATAGAAATAGCGTACTTTATAAGCTCTTCAACCGGTTCAATAATGGGCCGCTTTAGCGGTTCGCCTGTTATCTCCCCAGTCTTATGTCGTTCTGGTGGTACAGTCCATACTTTATTAATGAAATCAAAATCGTCCACCCTGGCGGTAATTAGCTCTGAACTACGGCAGCCAAAATGCAGCAATAGTTTAATGAAGGCCCGGTATTTAGGAACCATTCGAGAACCATCGATCGCAGCATAAAGGATTTTAATTTCATCATGTGTCAGAAACCGTTTCTTCTGACCTTTACGGATATCCATATCTTTACCCGTGATATCCGACAGCGGGCGAGTTTCAATGAGCTTTCTCTTATACGCCCAGACATGGGCCTGCTTTGCGTTAATTAGCAATCGGTCTGCTATTGCTGGAGTCTTAGTGCTAAGAGGCTCCAGGACTTCTAACCAATCATGCAATGTAGCTGCATCGTGAGGGATATTCCCGATTTTAGAGAACAGGTGCAGCTCAAACGAGCGGAGTATCTGTTCAGAACCTTTTTTATTTTTTACACAATATGCTTCATACCAGGCACGGATCACAGACTCTACCGTCATGGCTTCAGTAGCTTTTCGTTTTTCAGCCTGCTTGACTAATCGTGGATTGCGGTTTGACTCGAGTTCACCACGGAGACGGATAACCTCTTCTCTGGCCTCTTTTAATCCAGTTGCCGGGTAAGTTCCGATATCAAGGCGCTCACCTTTCCCTGCCCATTGATAACGATATTGGAACACTACGCGACCTTTCGGTGATACTCTGACAGACAGACCATCACGATCGGATTTAACCAAAACCTTATCACGTTCCTTTCCAACGACTGAACGCAACCACGCATCAGACAGCGCCAT